TCGATGGCGAGGGCGTGTTCTCGTGGACGGGAGCGACCTCAGTCGAGGTCGAGCTGACCTTGCTGCAAACCTCTGCAGGCAACGCGGTGCTCTCGGCAATCCACAATGCGAGCCTGCTGCTCGGCGGCTCGCCCTCGCCGCTGTTCATCGAGGATCGCAACGGCACCTCGAAGACGGCGAGCGTCGCTGCGCTGATCAAGAAATGGCCTGACGATGGTGCGGCATCTGAAGCCGGCATGACCAAGTGGGAGTTCATCGTCCACGACCCGGTGCGCTTCGTCGGCTCGCACTAGCCGCTAGTTCAACGCGCCTGAGCGGGCGCGTCTGTTTGCTACTCGAGAGGGAAACGAGAGATGGCGAAGAAGACCGAAAAAGTATCTATCGGAACAACTCAGTTTACGATCACGCAGCTCGGTGCGGTCGAGGGCCGACGGCTTTACAAGAAGCTCGTCACGTCCCTGGGCCCACTGCTGCGCGATACGTTTGCAAACGACAAGACCGGAGGCGACGCGGAAACGCGCGTCATCGGTCTTGTTTTGCGTGGGCTCGAGGACATGCCGCTCGATCTGTTCGAGGAGCTGTGCGAGTCGTTCAGCGCGGTCACGCTGTTCAAAACGCCCGCGATGAACATGCCGATCCCGCTCAGCACGCAGGGGCAGTTCGATGACTTGTTCGCGGGCGATTACGGCGGCCTCACCAACTGGGTGATGACCTGCCTGAAAATGAACTTTGCCAATTTTTTAGGCGCAACTCCGCCCGCCCCGCCCCCCGTAGCGGCGGAGCCGGCACCGTCAGCGTAACGGTTCCAGACGATCTCGATTGGTTCATCTGGCGACCGCTCGTGCACGAGCGCGGGCACGTCACGTTGGAAGACCTCGAAGACCGCTGGAGTTTGGAAGACCTGCTCGAAGCGCACATGGCGCTCGACGTGGTCGATGAGCTGAACCGCAAGGCGCACCTGCCACCCCCGAAATAAATGTCCGGCGCTCTCCGAGAAATCATCGCGTCCTTCGGGATCGAGTTCGATCACAAGGGCGTCGAGAAGGGCGAGAACTCGATCAATGGAATGATCGAGAAGCTCGTCAAATTCGGGCCCCTCGTCGCCGAAGCATTCGTCGCAAAAGAGATCCTCGAATTCGGCGCGGAGATCCTCGAGACGGCTGACGCGCTCGCGAAGCAATCGCAGGCACTCAGTGTCTCGACTGCCGATCTGCAGGGCTGGCAATGGGCGGCGAAGCTCTCGGGTTCGTCCGCTGAGGAGTTTACGGGCGCCTTTACCAAGTTCAACCGAAACGTCGCCGAAGCCGGCAAGGGCGCCGGGCCTGCGGCGGATGCGTTCAAAGCGCTCGGCGTCAACATCAAGGACTCGACCGGCAAAGTCGGCGAGCCCATCGAGCTGCTCGACGGCGTCGCCGACGGCCTGGTCGCCATGCAGGACCCGGCCAAGCGCACGGCGACCATGATGGCGCTGTTCGGCAAGGGCGCGATCAAGCTGATGCCGCTCTTCCAAGAGGGCGCCGAAGGCATCAAGAAGCTGCGAGCCGAAGTCGGCGAACTCGGCGCGAGCTTCGATGACGACTTCCTCGACAATGCGCAAGAGGTCAACGACAACGTCGACCGACTGAAGCTCGGCTTCAAGGGCTTCGCGATTCAGGCGCTCAAGCCACTGTTGCCTATGCTCGTGCAGTGGACGCACAACGGGATTGATTTGCTGAAGAGCCTCATCCCGATCGTGAAGCAGTCAAGCCTGATGAAGACGGCGTTGATTGCGATGGGGCTCGCGGGAGCCTCCGCGCTACTGCCGCTTCTACTCGGCATCGCGCCGATCGTCCTTGGTTTCCTGCTGCTCGAGGACGCGATCACTTTTCTGACTGGTGGCAAATCGCTCGCGGGCGATCTCATCAACAAGGTTTTCGGCCCGGGCTCCGCAGCCACGGTGCAGGCGTTTTTCAAATCGATCAGCGCGGACTTCCGGCTGGCGGGCGCTGATGCTTTTGCATTCAAGGTGAAGTGGCTGACGGCGACAGGCGAGATCCGCGACGCAAACACTGGCACGTTCAATAAGACGTTTTGGGCGCCATGGATCGATGCCTACTACGTCGGCGTTCAAGCGATGAGCGGTGGGTTCGGCAATTTCGTCAGCGTCGTTGTCGGGCTGGCGAAGGGGCTCAACCTCCAAATCAACGCCGTCTGGGATGACATCCGCGGCGCTTTCAATCTGCTCATCGCTTGGATTGAAGATACGTTCAACGGCCTCTGGAATAGGATCCCGCAGCAGGGCTATCGAGCGGTCGGGCAATTGCTCTCGCATATCCCCGGGCTCGAAGACATCGGCAAGGAAACGATCGACCAGGCGGATCGTGAAGGCCCTGGTACCGGGAGCACTGACAACGTCGCGAAAGCGAAGGCCGAGAACTACGCGCGCGCATACGAGCGTCTGAAGGAGGCCGAGGCCATCGGTGCTCAGATCGGGCTCGGTGATCAGAATCTCGACGCGAGGAATGTCGCCGCTCAACCCTTGATCGGACCGCCGGTCGCGCCGACCGACATCAAGCAAACGTACAGCACGGTGATCGAGCAGCATTTTGCTTCGGGCACTCCGTGGGAGACGGCAGACGCGGCAGCCGGAGGTGCGACGGAGGGTATCAAGAAGGGCGGCACTGAAGGCGGGGCTGCGCTGCTGGCGACACAGGCAGCGGAGAAGAAGCAGGGCGGTAGTCCGTGACGGCGCTCAGTAAGACCCTTCTCATTTGGACTGACCCGGATAGTGGCGAGGCTCTCTCCCTGCAGTTCGACGCGATCAGTTCAGAGACCAAGGACGACTCGGTCGACATCACGGACCATCCGGTCGAGGCCGGGTCGAACGTAGCTGACAACGCGCGCGACGTGCCTGCGCTGCTTTCGATCGAGGCCATAGTCTCTGGCGTCCCGAGCTTGATGCTCGATGCTGACGTTTCATTTGTCAGCCAAACGATCACGGTCGATGGCGTCAAGCCACCGGGCACGCAGCAGGTCCCTCTCGACATTCCCGCGGTGCCCGTTCAGCTCTCCGAGAGCGGGTTGATTCAGGCTGGCATCGGTGCGCTGAAGGGCCTCTTCACGGGCGGGCCCAAGGCGACGCTCACCACTACGACGCGGTTCGAGTCCAAGGCATCGGCTGTCTACCAACTCGAACAAGGATCGCCGCGTAACCGCGGGCGCGACGTGTATGAGATGCTGCTCCTGCTCAAGTCGCAGCACGTCCAACTCGATCTGATTCAGACCGCGTTCCGCGACTACCCCGACATGATGATCGCGAGGCTCAGCCAGCCGCGCGCAGTCGGGGATGGCACGACAGCGAAGTTCCAGATCGACTTCAAGCAGATCCGCATCGCAATCTCGCAGAGTGTTGCGGCTCCGAAACCGTCTGTCGTGCGCGCGAACGCACCCGTAGCGAAGGGAGCGGAACATCCGAAGCCCGACGCCAACGCCGACGACCACCGTCAATCGATCATCGAGCATGGGTGGACGTACTTTTCTGGCCTGGTCCCGGGTTGAACAATGCCATCCCTACTCGTGCCGACCTCGCCCGGCGTTCCGTTCTACACGCAGAAGACGCGGCTCGATGGCAGAGACTACGTCCTGACGTTTCGCTACAGCCAACGTGAGGACCGCTGGTATCTCTCTCTAGCCGACAGCGAGGAGATCCCGATCCTGTCCGGGCTCAAGCTCGTCGCCAACTGGCCGCTGCTGCAGGCCTACCACTACGACACGCGCGTTCCCCGGGGCGAGCTGTCAGCAATGGATCTCAGCGGCGACGATACGCCTCCCGGCCTGAACGAACTCGGCGAGGGCCTCCGCGTGCAGCTCATCTATTTCCCGGTCGGCTCCCTGTGACATGGCGAGCAACATTCTGTTTGGTCGCCAGTGCAAGGTCACGCTCGACACGCTCGAGTTCGATGCACTCGATGTAGAGTTTTCGGTCGTCAAGACGCTCAAGCCTGCGCCTAACACCTGCGAGCTGACGGTCTACAACCTGAACGAAGACCACCGGCAACAGCTCCAGCAGCTCAACCCGACCAAGAACCCGGCGACCACGGGTGTCCCGTGCAAGATCGACGCGGGCTACACCGACGCGGTTTCGCAGATCTGGCTCGGTGATCTGCGCACGGTACAGACCACGCGCGACGGGCCGAATTTCGTTACTAAACTCACCTCGGGCGATGGCGAGCAAGGCTGGCAGAACGCGCGCATGCACGTGAGCTTCGGCGCGCAGTCGTCCATCGACACGGTTTTCCGTGGCATGGCCAAAGCGCTCGGTGTGAGCGAAGGCAACCTCGCGAAGGTCGTGAGCCAGCTCAAGATTGCGGGCTCATCGATCCTCAGCTCCGGCATCGTCATCTCGGGCTCGGTTGCTACGCACATGACGGACCTCGCGCGCTCTGCCGGTCTCGAGGTTTCCATCCAGGACAGCGCGCTGCAGTTTCTCGATCTCAACAAGGCGAACGCGGGCACGGCCGTTTTACTGTCGTCCGACACGGGTTTGATCGAATCGCCGACGGTCGATCACAAGGGCGTGCTCTCGGCCAAGACGTTGATGATCGCCGGGCTCCATTGCGGGTCGCTCGTCACCGTCAAATCGTTGTTTGTAAACGGCACTTACCGCGTCGAGAAGTGCACGTGGACCGGGCAGCGTGGCGGCTCGGATTGGTTTTGCGATGTGCAGGGACACCGGTACTGATGCCGCTCGAACCAGACCTGACCGAAATCCTCGGCGACCATCGCGACGCGATCCTCGGTGAGCTTCACGTAGCGATGCCGGGGCGCGTGCAGACGTACGACGCTGCCAAGCAGGTCGCCGACGTGGTGCCTTGCGTGCGGGGCACGATCCCGGACAGTGACGGCAACGTCATCCTCGAAGACCTGCCTGTGATTCCGAACGTGCCCGTGGCCTGGCCGCGCGGCGGTGGGTTCTACCTCCACTTTCCGCTCGCCGTGGGCGACCACGTTTGGCTCGTATTCAACAGCTCGGCGATTGCGCAGTGGCGCGCAACGGGCGAAGTCTCGGAGCCTGGTGATCTGCGGCGCTCCTCGCTCTCCTACCCGTTCGCCATCCCTGCAGCGGCGCCCGACAAGCAAGCGTTCACTGACGCGCCCGCAAGCGGCGAGGCCGTCATCGGAGTGCCCAGCGGCGGCAGTCTTCGCATCAGCGAGGCCGGAGCACCGGGCCAACCCGTCATGACCGCAGACGCTTTTCTAATAGCGCTTGCGGCTGCTGTGATAGCCGTAGCAAGTGCTCCCGTTGCGGTCGGCGCGGGTGGGGCTAGCGCTGCGTTCACGGCCTTCGCTGGCGCCTTCAGCGCGGCAGCAATCTCAAGCTCAAAACTGAAGGCTCAGTTTCCCTGATGGTCATCCGCACGATCCCACGAGGTGACCTCGCGCTCGAAGGCGGCACGGTCTTCATGCGCCGTGGCGCAGCCTACACGCGGCAGAAGCTCAGCGTGCGGTTCAAGTTTTTCATCACCGAGTGGTTCCTCGACCTGCGGCTCGGGTTTCCCTACTACCGCGACGTGTTCGGCAAGACGCCGAACCTCGATCTGATCCGCTCCCTGTTCCGCAAGCTCATTCTCGGCACCCCCGGCGTGCTGTCGCTCGCGTCGTTCGCGGTTCACTATGACGAGGCGAACCGATCCCTGGCGTTCGTGTTCCAAGCTGTTGCCGGCGACGGGCTG